GGTTGGCATTTGGTCTATGGTAAGAGTTGTCGCCCCAACAGTGCCTGAAACCGCCTGAGAAACAAAAGCGGTGGTAAAATCCACACTACCGCCAGAACTAGCAGAACCAGAGACAACTCGAAGCGCCTTATCATTATGCGTGGTTGATTTCGTCCAGCCAGTAGGTGCCGCCGTCTGGGCGAATAGCATCACCGTACCCGACGGAAAGGCGTCCACCTTGGCGGTAGCCGCTGGGAAAGTAAGAGTATTAGAACCAGCCGCAGCCGGAACGGCAAACGTAACAGAACCAGACGTTGAACCGTTAATCTTAAAGGTGCCGGAAACACTAGCCGTTTTACCAGTACCGATATTGATCCCGACACTTGTCCCACTACCCGCCGCCGCAAATACCGCGTCCACCAAATCCAAATCGGTGTTCAGTTTACCGCCCCAGCTATCGGCAGAAGCCCCAACTTCCGGCTTCGTCAGCCCCAGGTTGGTTGTGGTGGTATCAGCCATTTATTGCACCCTTGTCCATGTCTCAGCGCCATCCGGTATCGCTGTCCAAGTATTAGACACCGGGGCTGCTGGGGTCCAAGCCTCTGAACCATCTGCAATCGGTGTCCATATTGTAGCGGAATCCGCCGATTGGGTCCATATTTCTGTGCCATCCGGAATGTTTGACCACTTGAGAATGGCCGATACTTCCATGGCGCCAGAGGCAGAAAAGGCCGCTGATCCAGAAACAACCATCTGGCCGGAGACAGATAGGCTTCCAATGCCTTCTATCGTCACTGCTCCCAGGTAAACCACCACCCCGGAAGCCGTTAAACTCGCCACTCCGTCAATAGCGATAGCCCCATTTTGGATGCGCTGGGCAGTGGCGGCTAGATCGCCAACCCCGTTTATGGAGACCTGACCCTGCTGTATCCTTTGGGCCGCAACCGCAAGATCGGCGATACCATCAATCTGCGCCGCCCCTGCCGCTGTTATATTGGCCGAAGGCGAAACTGTAGCAGATGCGTCAATAGCCGCCTGGGCATAGAAAACAACCTTGCCAGGATCACTAAACGGCTGGCCGCTGAATGAGTGTAACCCAAACATCTAATTACCAAGGCAACGGCGGGGAAACTACGGGCGGATTGATCTGCGCTTCGATCTGCTGATTAAGGTTCGCCGCCAGTTTCGCGCACTGATCGAAACCAAGCGCATTCTGCACCCAGCCAATGACTTGATCCTGCGTCAAGTTGGCATACGGCGTGAACGAGGAACCCGGCGTGTAGGTCAGGCCCACGGTGCCGTACATAGTGGCGTTGTATGTGCCGTTGGTGGCGTTCTGACGCCAATGCACGGTGATCGCCACATCGGTCTGGCCGTCTTCTTGAGGAACGCAGTCCATCGCCTCAATGACCCAGGTGTAGGAGATATCAGCCATTTGCTTGCTCCGTGCTTTGCATTTGCGCCTGCGCCTGGGTGCGGATTTTCTCTACGAGTTCAAAAACCTGTGCGTATGGCGCATTGCCCAATGCTTGCAGGATCATGTTGATTTCGTTGATGGTGAGTTCAAGTTTCATGGATGTGCTGCCTTATATGCGTCAAAATCTGCCTTCAATTCCTGAATGGCCGCGACAAGGTGAACCACGATCTTGCTGTAATCAACGCCTTGCGCCTTAATGGAGCCATCATCGTTCACAGCATCTTTTTCGCCTGTCACTGCCTGTGGAATTATCGCCTGCAATTCATGAGCAATGAAACCTTCGCCGTAGCTGTTGTCGGTGTTCCACTTGTAGGTGGTGGGTTTCAGTGACGCTATAGTTGCAAGGCCACTGGTTAGTGGTTGCACATCGTGCTTGAGGCGGTAGTCAGAAGCCGTCTGGTACAGAACGCCCGTTGTGCCGTTAAGCACAACCTGTCCAACATAATTGCCTTGATAATTGTATTGCGTAAGAATTTGACTGCTTGAGCCGTTATTAATGACCGTCGTAATGTTTCCGCCTTTGCTAAAGCAGGAAGTGCCATCACCTTGAAGGGCAACACCATAAGTGTTATTGCCATACCCCGGTAATTGATTTGTTGTGCCTATGCACAAAATGCCGCTGGTATCAATACGCATACGTTCGGCTTCACCTGTGTAAAAACCTAACGCGCTAAACACAGCAGAACTATTCTGCCCCGCAGAAATACCGGGAATGGTTCCGTCTGTAGCTTGAACGATATTAAGTGGTGCAAGTGTTGAATTGGCCGCGAAAGAAGCAATCGTGTATGCGTTACCACGATAAGAGCCAAAACCTTGTGTGTTTAGTTTTGCATTCCCCGGCGAACTCGTCCCAATCCCGACGTTGCCGCTGCTGTCGATGCGGAGGCGTTCAGAGCCGCCCGTGCTAGCAGCAATAGTGTCAGCAGCAGGGAACCACATGCCTGTATTGAGGTCGCCCTTAGCTGCGATAGACGGCAACGCCGCCGCTCCCGCACCAAAAGATGCCACGGTATTCACGGTTAGCGCAGCGTCTGGTGATGCCGTCCCAATTCCCAACCTGTTGTTGGTATCATCAAAAAACAGGCTTGCATTATCCTGGGCATATACCCCAGAGGCGCCAGCAAACACCACCGAACCAGCCGTAAACGCCGTGGAGGTTCCAGTGCCGCCATTGGCAGGCACTAATGTCCCGGCCAAAGCAACGGCCCCAAAAGATGCAGTTGACGGCGTTAAACCAGTGCTGCCCGCGCTAAATGATTGAACTGTTTTCGACGCAGGAAGGCTAATAAACACATCCTTAGTGCCAGATGTGAAAGTGACAACACTACCGCCATTGCTGGAAGACAGAATGGTTGTGCGCGCCAATGTAGATGGGCTGGTGAATGTACCAATACCCACTTCCCAATTAGCGCCACTCTGATCCGTAATCGTGTAGTAAGTCGTGTCACCCGTATCCAGGGCCGCATCGAAAGTCTGATAGCCCGTAACCGCACCAGCCAGGGTAAAGTTACCCGTGCCGGTGGTGGTGGACGTTTCTCTTACACGATCAGCAATAACAAACGCCATTTCACCAACCTCTATTCAAGAGTTATATCGAGATCACCAGCCGGGACACGGAACACATCGCCCGTGGCAATCGTCTTAGAAACGGTCAATTCGCCGTAAGCCAGCATATTGCCGGAAGTCAGCGCATCGAACACCGCAACATAAGTAATGGTTCCCCAAGACCCTGTTGCCGCGTCAAATTCAACCGCGCTGCTATTGGTGCTGGCATTGCCGCTGGTGGTCATTGTCACCGCCTTGCGAGCGTAACCATTACCAGAGACTTCCGTGCCGCCACCGCCCTCGCCAGGCGCCGCCGTGAACAGACCAAGATAAAGGCTCCCAGACGGCGAAGAAAACGCCGTGCCGGTGAACACATAGGCCATTATCTTGTTTTCAAGATAATTGGTGAAGGCATTCGTGGTCATTAGCCAAAACTCCTTGCCCGCATCCGAAGGGCGCTGGTTGCCATCCGGCTCCGCTCATCGGAAACCTTCAGATCGTTAAGGCACCGCTCATAAAGCGTTCCCCAGGTAGAAATACGCTGATCGTCCTGTAAATAGGGCGCAGCCTGCAAAAGCGCGCCATATAGGTACAGATCAGGCGAATCCGTCAGAAGCCAATTCGTTGTATTGGAAACCGAAAGCGCCGGGATCGTGGCGTAATAGGTCAACTCGCCAGTATAGGCGGACCCGCTATCCGGCGCCGGGACAACCTGAAACTGCTGGCCAATCTGCGTATAATAGATCGGCTTGCCGGTGGTCCCGTTGGCACCCTTCAACATCGCCGCCTGATCAGGCGAAACGAACTCCATTACCGTAATGGGATTGGTGTTAATCTGGTAACGGATGCTTTCAAGCCAATCAGCCGGGACGGCGCTGTACTCGCTATCCAGCGTCGCCGTAGCCCGCTCCACCATGCGGCGGTGGCGGATGTTCCGGTTGAACTGCGCCTCCGCCAAGGTGATAAAATCAGGAATAACCGCCGTCAAATCGGACCTATTCAGCCAATCCCCGATAGAAGCCTGTAGGGTGGAATAGTTGGAAATCGCCATATCTATTCACCCCTTGAAGCTGCCGCATGGGCACAGGAAAACTCAAAGCCCCCGATATGGCGCACCTGATGGCTAATATCGTGGTCTAGCATCACCTTAAACCCTGTTTCCCTAGCTGACCGGCAGAACCAGATGTCCTCTCCGCTATATACACCATTTTGATAGTGAATGAAAAACCATGGTTTCGGCATTTTCTGGAAAACTTCAGCCTTGATCAGCATTAGCCCCATGCCGATAGCTGCCACCGATTCCAGCCCCGTATCGTTCTGCTCCGTGTAAACCCGCTCGGTGGTGGTATCGTCACGGAAAGCCACCGACTGAAGGGGAAGTTTACGCGTGCTGTAATTAGCCGCGACAATCGCCTCATCGCGCTGCAACAGCCTGAAGATGGCGTCCTTTGGGAACCTCATATCAGCGTCAATAAACAGGATATGCGTGGCGCCTGCATCCAAGGACGCCTGCGCCAGTTCCTGCCTTTGATTAACGATCAGCGTCCCTTGGTTCTGGAACAGAAGCACCCTGTCCCTGGTTGCCGCCGTATGGGCCGCAACGCACCGCGCCAAGTCAAAGGCAAACCCGCTGTCCACCACATCGCGGCAGGGGACACAGACTGACACCGTTGCCTGCATTACACGCGCCCTGGCCTTGTTCTAAAAAACCTATTCGAAGGATCATTTAGCCATTTCTTCATGGCAACCGGATCATCCACAATACCCTTCATCTTCAAATCATAAAAAACCGCCAGCGGAATGGATGCCACCTTGTTCCACTCGCCATAACGCCCGTGATCTTCATTGAACTGCGCCTTATTGGCGTCAATAATTGCAGACACATCCTGGCGTTTTTCAATAATCGCCGTGTCTGTGGTGTCATCATAATGCCAGTAAGAAGAAATCCCACTTACCGGATCAATGTTGAAAATCTTGTCAGCCATAAGCCACCTTTTAGGTGGGGCTGGCAGTCACCCGCCAGCCCCGTTGCCATCACGAAGTCGTCAGGTCAGCAGCAATACCATGCGCGGCTTCCTGGCGAACCATGAGGCCGTATTCGCAAAGCATCATACGCTTTTCAGCGTCGCCGGTCTTCGCCAGGTCCATGGTCTGGATCGGACGAAGGATCGCCGTCGCCGCGTATTCCGGGTCAAGCACGAAAGCATCGCGCTCACGCTGGAAGCGGTTAGGCACCACAGACACCGCGCCAAAGTCACTACACTTATGTTAAGTGGGTTTCGCTACATCCCACCCCCCTTTCGGGGCTGCTAGTTACCTAGCAGGTCAGACTATCTCTTCACCCTCAAAAAGAGGGGCTGGGCATTTCGGGCCGCTTGGCCCTACGAGGCTCCCGCCTCTAGTCGTTACACCTTCCGCCTTGCGGCGGCTTGGCTCGGTATTGTCCTCTGCTTGGCAGGCAGGTGGGAGTTTCACCGAATTAACCCAGTTACAACCAAACATTACTGCTTGGCGACGCTATCAATTAACGTAGACATCAGCCGCGCCGATAATCACAGTCGGGCGCGGAGTGGCTTGGTTATAGCGGATTTCGGCAATGCCAGCGAAGCCGCTGACGGTCTGCTTATTGAACGGGCCGACCATCAGAATCTTCGGCGTACCGCCTTCGGTCCACACCTGGGCAATAACGTCCTTCAGGATGGTTTCCGTGAAGGTGCGCTGAGTGCCGTCAACGCGGGTAGCGTTCACCACACCGTTAGACACAGTCGGGTCAGAACCGCCAGCGCCCTTGTTGGTGTTGGTGCGAAGGAAGGCAGGCAAGCCAGCCGTCTGACGCGCCGTGGTGTTGTTACCAGCGTTCGCGGCCTTGGACGCCAACAGCGTGGCTTCCATGTCGCGCTTCAGTTCCGCACCGTTTTTCGCCATCTGATAGGCGAGTTCGGAACGGCGACCAGCCTTGTCCACGCTCTCCAGGGTGCCAGAGATAACAACCGTCTTGCGGCTGATCTGCGTGTAGTTACCCAGGCGAGAAGTGGCCGTCACGGCATCGAAGGACGAAATGTCATCGCCTTCAAGCGCCGCGTTGGTGGTGGAAGCCGCCGCCAGGC